GAAGTGGGCAAGTAGAAATGGATATAGTGGTGTAGAAAATGTTTATTGGACAGCACGTCCTGGGTTTTCTTTCAGGGCAGTAACTGGTACAGATGTTGATCAGAGAAAGAACCCAACAGATGTTCTAGTTAAGTTTACTAGAGGTGGATTCTTAGGTCTCTCTGCTAAGTCTACATCTGGTACAGGTGATATTGGTTTTAAGAACCCTGGTGTTGGTACTGTAGAAGACGATCTGAATATTACTCTGTCGGATTTTAACAAAGATGCTGTTGACGAAATTGTAAGAGTTTTTAATTTACCAAGAGCTGCTAATGCTAGGAAGTCTGCTATCAGAGGAGCGAAAGCGATTCAGTTGCAGACTGATAAGATGGGATCCGAAGTTCTGAATAAGTGTAGAGACGCTATGTTCACGAAGTTGAACACATTGTCACAGCAAGATCGTAAGAATTATGTTATGAGGGGTTGGATTGATGCTAGTACAGAACTCTTTCCTCCTTATGTCAAAGTAACTGGTAAAGGTAAGAAGGCACCGTTCACTGCTGAAGTGGAGGACCCTCTCAACAATCCTAAACTGGAAGCGATTATGACTCAAAGCATTAGTTTTGAGAAAGTTGGTAATGATTCTATTGGTGTCAAGGCAGGATCAAAGAAGATCCTGAAGATGAGATTCAAGTACGAGTCTGAGAAACTTGCCAGCAGTCTGAAGTTGTCAGGGGACCCTTGGTAAACTGTCCACTCTACGGGGACAGTCATCCATCACGCGCTATAATTAGGATATGGCAAAGCAGAACACTCACTTAGAACACTTAGAAGACGACATCCTAAACCAAGGTTCAAATGGCGGCAGGAACGCTATTGCATTCCTCCGTGAACTTGGCAAGATGCTGTCTGAACCTGACTCTGGTATTCGTATTACTACCAAGTGGGATGGTGCACCTGCTGTTATCTGTGGTCAGCATCCTGAGACTAAAGATTTTTTTGTTGGAACCAAGGGTGTATTTGCTAAGACTCCCAAGATCTGTATGAGTGATAAGGATGTTGACCTTCTCTACAGTGGTGAATTGGCAAACAAACTAAAGACTTGTCTTCGTGAACTTCCCAAACTAGGTATCACTGGTGTGGTACAGGGAGATCTTCTGTTCACTAAAGGTGATGTGAAAACTCACAAGGTAAACGGTGAAGTGTGTCATATTTTCCAACCCAACACCATCACCTATGCTGTTCCTCAGAAGAGTGACGTAGGTAGGAAGGTTGCAAACGCTAATATCGGTATTGTTTTTCACACTCGTTATACTGGTGGTCCTGAACTGCGTGATATGACTGCTAGTTTTGGTGTCAATGTTAATGCTTTCAAGCAAGTGAACAGCGTTGCTGTGTTCTCTTCTAACTTCACTGATACTACTGGAGCATCTACCTTCACTGATAAGCAGAAGCGTGACTATGATGCTGCTGTAAACAAAGCAGAAGGTTCTCTCAAGCAGGCATCCAAGTTCCTGGATGTTCTTAAGCAGACTGGAGATGGTAAGTTCCTGCTGTCTGCTATGTTCAAAGTGTACTTCAACACCTACATCCGCAGAGGTGTGTCGATGAGTTCCGCGCAGCAAGTTGCTCTTGGGTTTGCTGCATACTATAAGTCTGCACTGGACAAAGAGATCTCTACTAAGAAGACTGAGAGCACTAAGAACAAGTATCGTAAGATCCAATCTGACGGTCTTAAGTTCATCAAGGCAAATTCTAAAGCGATATATATGACTGTTGCTTCATATATGAACTTAACCCAAGCGAAGACTATGGTCATCCGCAGGTTGGAAGCAGTCAAAGATATTGGAACTTATATCAAAACAGACAAAGGTTTCAGAGTGACTGCACCAGAAGGTTTTGTAGCGATCAAATCAGGTTCTGCCCTAAAACTTGTTGATCGTTTGGAGTTCTCCCGCGCTAATTTCACGGTAGAGAAGAATTGGGGCTAATAAATATATAAGGAAACACGCATACTATAATGAAATTCACCGAGTTCCTGTCTGAAGCAAGGACTGTTGCGGGTGACGCAGCAGCGAAACGTGGACTTCAACACGTCGGTCACGGTTACTATGCTGATAGAAGTGGCAACATTGTTGCTAAGTCTGAAAAAGGTCAGCGCCTAGTTGCTGTGGATAAAAGTGAGGCACAAGCAGCACAAGCGGGTGCCGAACAAGGAGACCAAGAAGATGCTCATCTCACAAGTGGTGAGGGTCTAGGAACTGTGGCGATTACATTCGGTCGTTTCAACCCGCCCACTATTGGGCACGAGAAACTTCTGGATGCTGTGGCAAAGGAAGGTGTTGATAGTTATCGCATCTATCCTTCTCGTACGGTTGATCCTAAGAAGAATCCGCTGGAACCTGAAATTAAGGTTCAGTTTATGAACGAGATGTACCCGAGTCACTCGGATGCAATCGTCAATGACAGTGGTATGTCCAACATCTTCAATGTGATGGTGGCACTTCAGGACGAGGGTTACACTGGTGTTACTCTGGTTGTTGGATCTGATCGCGTTTCCGAATTCAAATCTCTCCTTGAGAAATATAATGGTCAGGCATATGAGTTTGAAGAACTCAATGTTGTTTCTGCTGGCGATCGTGACCCAGATGCTGAAGGTGTAGAAGGTATGTCTGCATCTAAGATGCGAGCGTTTGCTGCATCAGGTGATCTTGAGTCATTCACAGAAGGAGTGCCTGGTGGCAATGCTGCCATTGCAAAGCGCCTGATGAATGAGGTCCGTAAGGGTATGGGTATTTCTGAGGAAGAACAGGTTGCTGCTGAGATGTGGGAGATTGCTCCTAAACTTGCACAACAAGATCTCCGCGAAGCATACTTCCAGAAGGATGTGTTTGAGGTTGGTCAACTGGTTGAGCATATGGACACGGGTGTCCGTGGCACAGTCAAGGTCCGTGGTGCAAACTATGTGATCTACGAGACCGCAGAAGGTTATGTGTTTAAGAGTTGGTTGCAGCACATTGCTGAGGTAACCGAGAAGGAGAAGCATCATTCTGCTGATGATGGCAGTGGTAACGATTGGAAAGTTGGCACTGATACATACAGAAAAGCAGTACAGGAAATGACTCCTGGTCAGTCGGTGAAGAAATTCAGCGACTTCCGAAAGTCTAAATAGTATTACGAAAAAAACGGTTAGTAAAGAATGGACATCAATCTTGCTAGTAAACTGGTAGCGTTTCCTCCCGAGGATGTGCAGCGTGTAACATATGTCGTAGACTACGCTCAGCACAACTTCTCTGGTGATGCTATCCACGGTTATATCAAGGAGCACCTTGAGTCTGATCGTCTCATCGGCATCGCAGATGTCATTCTTGAGAATCGGAATATGGCAACCATTAAGGCAAAGCCTTCCGATGCGTCAGGTAAAATTGACACCGTAAAAGAAAAGGGATCTACAGAGGGTCCTGTCACTGCAACTCAGAATTCTGTAAAAGCAAAGGGTAAACCTGTTGCGAGTTGCTGTGAAGAAAATGAGATCGAAGAAGGTCTCAAGCAAGCACGTAAGAATGTTGGCGCAGGCAAGTGCTGGGATGGTTACAAAGCCAAAGGCACTAAGATGAAGAACGGCAAAGAAGTTCCTAACTGTGTCAAGGAATCTGAAGAATGGATGTGGGATCTGGTTGACGAACTGCAGGAAGAGTTCGACAGTCTCACTGACGAAGATCTGGAAGACATCATTGTTGAAGCACTGGTTGACCTAGAAGACGAAGCACTGCTGCAAGAAGCGTGTGAAATGTTTGGTGAACTGGAACTTCTCTCTGAGGACTATTACGATTCTGCCGTTAAGGCATCTAAGGATAGCGCAAAGCGCATTGCAAGAGGCAAGCGTGTTGAGCGTCTGAAATCTGCCGCAGGTCGTGTTGGTTCTGCTCTTAAGTCTGGTGCCTCTAAGGCAGGTGCAGCAGTTAAATCTGGTGCTGCCAAGGCAGGCGAAGCTGCTAAGAAAGCAGCACCTAAAATGAAGGCAGCAGTTAAGTCTGGTGCTAAGAGTGCTATTGGTGCCGCTGGTAAAGCAGCGGGTCACGCTGTTGGTTCATACCAAGCAGCGAGAATCAAGGCAAAGCGTGATGGGTTGAGCAAGTCGAAACCCGCAGCAAAGAAACCTGAAGCAAAATCAGGAGATGGAGATAAGACTGGTGGCAAACTTGATAGTTTGCTAAAGTCTGTTAGAGGTGGATCCTCATCTTCTTCTGGTTCTAGTTCTTCTGGTGGTTCCTCCAGTTCCTCTGGTTCATCTAGTTCCTCCTCTTCCGCTCCCACTTCTACTGGTGGTGCTAAGGAAGGTGGTACTAAGAAGAAGTCTCTCCTCCGCCGCGCAGTTGGCGCTGTGGGTAGAGGCATCAAGAAAGTCGTCGGCAAGACGGCACGTGCAGTATCCTCTGGATCCGACAAAGTTGCACGTAAACTTGGAGAACAATCTATGGAATCACGCACCGATCGTGTCCGTCGCGTTCTTGCAATGCAGGAAACAGCGGATCACGACAAGACAACACTTCGCGATCCCGAAGGTATTTCCTGGAGAGATCGTCTCGGTATGCAAACCGAAGAGAAGACCCCTGCTCAAAAGGCAAAGGCAGCTGCACTTGCCAAGTCCAAAGAACTTACTAACCAAGGTAAGCATAAGGAAGCATCCGAAGTCTTCAGAAAAGCATTCCCTAACTTTGGTAAGTGATGGGCAAGAAAACTAAGATTATTATCAACCCTAAAAAGCAAGATCTGATGAAAGAATCCATCCGCGAACTGCTCGCTGCAGAATTAGCAACCCTGAAAGAAGCATCCAAAAAGCGTTTGGATCCTGTGGGTAAAGAAGACAAGGACATCGACAATGACGGTGACCACGATAAGTCTGACAAGTACCTGCTGAACCGTCGTAAGACGATCTCTAAAGCAATGGGTAAGAAAACTCATATCTGTGCATCACATTGTGAGCACGCTGAGTATGGCGTTTGCCAAACCATCCCTGAGCAACACACCTTGGTGGAGTTGGCAGAACCTGATGCAGATGGTAACACCCATTTCGTAACTCATTACGATCTCATTGATGAGCAAGGTAACATTCACGAGAACGTTGCTGTTGAAGATCTTGAGATCATCCTTCAAGAATCGCACAAGCACTGATGTATAGTTTCTCTGAATACCAGTCCCTCGATGAGGGTAAGAAGAAAGGTTTGTGGGCAAACATTCACGCCAAGCGTAAGCGTGGTGAACGTCCTGCTCGTCCTGGTGAAAAGGATTATCCTAAGACTCTGAATGTGGAAGGAGTAGATCCAAAGAAATCCAAAAAGGTTCGGGGAAAATTGCCTCATATGGGCACAGGAAACCCACACTATGATGCCAAGAGTGCTGGATCATCTCGTGTAAAAGATTTTAAGTTTACTCCTGTTAAAGAAGGGTATGCT